GTTCGGATGAGCGGGGCGCACTGGGCCGGATGGCCTGCGAGGAGAAACAATGAAGCTCAAGATCGTTGAAGTGGATGGCAAGCAATACGGGGAAGTCCTGGATGGGAAGCCCGTATTTACCGGTGATGACGGAAAAGACATCGCTTTCGATGCCGTAGGCACCCGCGACACCATCACCCGGTTGAACGCCGAGGCTAAATCGCACCGCACTCGCGCCGAGACTGCCGAGGGCCTGGTAAAGACCTTCGAAGGTATCGACGACCCAACTGCAGCCCGCAAGGCTCTGGAGATCGTCTCCAATCTCGATGCTAAAAAACTGGTGGATGCCGGCGAAATCGAGAAGGTGAAGGGCGAAATCAGCAAGGCCTTCCAAACCCAGCTGGATGAAGCCAATGGCAAGGTGCAGACCTTTGAGCAGCAGCTTTACGCCGAGAAGATCGGCGGCAGTTTCGCCCGCTCGAAGTACATCGCGGACAAGCTGGCCGTGCCGGTAGACATGGTTCAGGCCACGTTCGGTCAGAACCTGAAGATCGAGGAAGGCAAGGTCGTCGCTTATGACGCCCAGGGCCAAAAGATTTTCAGCCGCTCCCGCCCCGGTGAACTGGCCGACTTTGACGAAGCCATCGAGACACTTGTTTCGCAGTACCCCCACCGCGACCACATCCTGAAGAGTTCCAACGCCAACGGCGGTGGCGCTCAGGGCGGTGATGGCGGCAATTCCGGCGCCAAGGGCAACTTTGGCGGCAGCAAAGCAGATCGCGTAGCAGCCATTAAGGCCATGACCGCAACAAGCTAAGGAGCACCTATGTCCCTGTCGAACATGAAGGTATTCAATGAATACCTCAAGAAAACCACCATCGAAACCCTGGCGCAGGACGTTGAGAAATTCAACGCCGCCTCCGCTGGCTCCATCCGCCTGACCACTCAAGGCATCGACGGCGACTTCCTGCAAGAGTCGTTCTGGGCTGGCCTGCACAGCGCTCAGCGCCGTGTTGATCGCTATGCCGCCAACGGCGCGCAGGCTGCAACCCCGCTGACCCAGAAGCAATACGACTCGGTGAAGATCGCCGGCGGCTTCGGCCCGATCCTGTGGGAGCCCTCGCAGCTTTCGTGGGTTCAGAAGAACCCGGAAGAAGCCTTGGAAGTGATCAGCCGCAACCTGTCTGAAGCCATCATGTCGGACCAGCTGAACACCGCCATCGCCGCCCTGGTCGCTGCCATTGGCAACCAACCAACCGCCACCAACGATGTTTCCGCCACTCTCGGCGTGGACTACGTCGCCATCAACAACGCGCACGCGCTGTTCGGTGACGCCTCTCAGCGCCTGATCGCCCAGGTCATGACCGGCGCCATGTATCACAAGCTGATCGGCAAGAACCTGGTCAACGCCGAGAAGCTGTTCACCTTCAGTGGCGTGCAGGTTGTCGACATCCTAGGCAAGGCGGTGATCATCACCGACGCCGCCGCTCTGTACGAGGCTGGCACCCCGAACAAGCAGAAGGTGCTGAGCCTGGCCGACGGCGCTGCGATGGTGATGGATGGTTCCGACCTGATCACCAACATCCAGACCTCCAACGGCAAGGAGCGCATCGAGACCACCATGCAGGCCGACTACACCTTCGGCATGGGTCTCAAGGGCTACACCTGGGACACCACCAACGGCGGCAAGTCTCCGACCAGCGCTGAGCTGGCCACCGGCACCAACTGGGACCTGGTTGCGAACAGCATCAAGGCCTCCGCTGGCGTTATCACCATCGGTGACGCTACCAAGTAATCGAGACGGCGGCCTTCGGGTCGCCCGATCCACCTGCCAGGAGTCCACCATGGACGAGAAAGTTGTTTACGAGAAACACCCGGTGACCGCTGAGCGCAAGGCTGAACTGCGCCAGAAGGGTTACAAGATCATCGACGCCAAGTTCGCGCCGGATGACTACGAGCATCCCGAGCCCATGAAGAAAGGTGACAAGCCATCCAAGGGCCTGAAGGTCGACGAGATCAAGGCGAAGCTGGCCGAGAAAGGCATCCAGTTCGACGCTAAGGCTGAGCGGCCCGCGCTCGCCGAATTGCTCGACAAGGCTGACCAGGAGTAACCCATGACCGACTTCATCACTGTTGCAGACGTTGACGCATTGCTGGGGTCGGGCTGGGCGGGTGCCGGTGATCCGGTGATGTCTGTGATGCAGGCCAACGCCTGGCTGACCAGCAAGATTAAGCGTCCTGTTCCCGCCGAAGTACCGGCCGAGATCAAGCAGGCCGGCGCCCAAGTTGCAAAAATCGCCTCGACGGGCGACCTGTACAAGGCCACTGACCGCGAGACGGCCAGCGAGACGATGTCGGCCACCTCTGGCACGTCCGTCAGCGAAACCTACGTTCAGGGCTCTGTCGCGCTGTCCTCCGGGGAAAACTTCGCCCTGGCGCTGATCTATCCATGGACCACCGGCACCAACTCCATTCCGATGGTGAGGGGCTGAGCATGGGCCTACAAGACAAGCTACAGACCAAGCTGGCCAAGGCGTTCGACGGGAAGCTGGCCGATGCCGTGTCGGCGTTCACCGGATCCTATCAAGGCCCTGGCGTGTGGGACCCGATCGAGGAAACGACCACGGCCGTCACCTTGAACTACACCGGGCGCGGTGTGTTGGCCAAGTACGAAACCAAGCGCATCGACAACATCAACATTCTGTCGGGTGACCTGCAGCTGATCGCGCTGACCAATGAGGTCACTGACCGGCCAGCCGAAGGGCACACGATCACAGCACCGGATCTGGCTGGCCGGGCCAAGAGTGTCAGTTACGTGGTCAAGGGTGTGCAGGTTGATCCCGCGTCAGCTACCTACCAGATACAACTGAGGGCGCCGTGAATGAACGCCAAGGCCGGATGGAGTCACCGCCTCACCGAATTTGCCGACCAGATCGATGAGGACGTGACCCAGTATACCCAGTCCATTGCCTTGGCGATGCTTAGCGAGGTCATCCAGAGGTCGCCGGTCGGTAACCCTGACTTGTGGAAGGCCAACACCGAGCTCAGGGCGCAGAACACGGCCCTGGCTGATGCCTACGACGCCAACGTCGACGCCCGCAATGCAACCAACACCGGCAAGAAGAAATTCAAGAAGCTGACCCAGCGTGAGCGCAAGGAAAACTTCTTTGTGGATGCGAAGGTGGCAGGGCAGGGCTATGTAGGCGGTCGCTTCCGCGGCAGTCACACGGTATCCATCGGCGCCCCCGACTTCACCGTGACGGAAAACATCGACCCATCAGGCAGCGAAACTCTATCCAGGGGCTCAATGCTGATCAAGGCATCAGGGAAATACCCGGTGATCTACATCCAGACCAACTTGCCGTATGCGGAAATGCTCGAGCTCGGGCATTCGACCCAGGCCCCGGGCGGCGTCTATGACCTGGCCTGGATCGGCGTATCAGAGGCTTACCGATGACCTATGAAGACATCCGCAAGCTGATCACGGCGCGCATGGTCGCCTTTGCCGGCCTGCCGCAGTCGAGCATCGACTACCCGAACACCCCGACCTTCACGCCGCCGGCAGACGGCCTCTGGTGCTGCCTGAACATCCAGCACGCAACGGCCTTCATGGCCGGCATGGCTGACAAGCCGTACACCCGCAAGCCTGGGCAGATCAGCATCCAATGCTTCGCCCGGTTCGGCACCGGTATGAAGGCGCTCAACGTCCTGTCGGATCAGCTCGAAGCGCACTTTGCCTACTGGCAATCGGGCGACTTCGAATGCCTGGAGGCGAGCCAGATCCCGGCCGGCGAGTTCGAGGGCTTCTATCAGGTCAACGTGAATATCCGCTTCCGCGCCGGCTGATCCAGCGCAACGCACCAACTACAGCCCGCCAAGCGCGGGCTTTTTCATGTCCGCAATCTGGAGACTCACTATGTCGAGCGGCGCCAAAGTCACAAGTTACATCATCCCCGAGGTGACGCCCGGCGTTACTCCCGGCTCCGGCACTTGGGACACGCTACGGCTGACCGGCAATGCCATGACCCCGACCGTCAACACGGCGACCAGCGACGAGATCACCGACTCGCGGATCAGCCAGGGCTCGGTCGTGACCAGTACCGACATCGGCGGCGACCTGACCGCCGAACTGTCCTATGGCAGCTTCGACAAACTGCTGGAGGCCGCTTTCTACGGCAACTGGGCCAGCAACGTGCTGACCGTTGGCGACGTGCGCCACACCTTCAGCATCGCCAAGAACTACATGGACGTGGGTGTCTACTCCCTTTTCAAGGGTGTGCATATCCCGACGTTCGCCCTGGACATCCCGAGCGACGGCAAGGTCACCGTCACCTTCGGTACCGCCTGCCTCGATTACATCGACAGCAACGCGCCGATCGTGCTCGCGCCGGCGGCTCCTACCTCAACCCCGTTTATGAGCAACGGCAACGTTGGCACGCTCCTGGTCGACGGCGTATCGCTGGAGGGCCAGGCCTGCGTCTCTGGCATGACCATCAGCCTCGACAATGGCCTGCAAGCACAGCGCTGCATCGGCACCGACAAGATGGGCCCGGGCGCGCAGATCGCCACCGAGGCATCCATCACCGGCACCATCACGCTGGCTTGGTCGGCGACGGCCTGGGGTATCTGGAAAAACACCTTCACCCGTAAACCGGTGTCGGTCGTGTTCCCGATTACAGACAGCGTGGGCAACAAGTACACCTTCAGTTTCCCGGCGGTGGAGGTCGACGGTGAGCTTCCGAGCGGCGGAAAAAAGGATCTGATCGAGATCACGCTGAATTACACCGTGGCCAAAATCGCACCGACCATCACTCGCGCTCCATACGTGGCCCCGACCAGCCTCACCGTGGCCCCAAGTACCGCGACCATTGCCGTCGCTGGCACTCAGCAGCTGACCGCGACCGTACTGCCGGCCGGCGCCCCGCAAGGCGTCAACTGGACCAGCAGCGCCCCGGGCAAGGCGACGGTCAGCTCGACGGGTCTGGTCACTGGCGTGGCATCCGGCTCGGCGACCATCACCGCGACCAGCAAGTTCGACGGCACGAAGCTTGGCACATCGACCATCACCATTTCGTAACACCGATTTACCCCTTTGACTGCCCCGGCACCAACGCCAGCCGGGGCGGTCCTTTTCGGCATGGCGTGAGGAATAACCATGGCTTTGCAACTGACCAAAAAAGACCAGAACACCGCGGAATCCAAGTGGGTCGCCTATGACGACGACACCAAAGTGTTGCTGGCACGAATTGATAACCCTGAATACGCGGTCGCCCTTGAGCGCGAACGCCGCAAGCTGCGCAATGCTGACGCCCAGTTCGGTGTCGGTGTCGTGGGTGTGATCGACGGCGAAAAGACCGAGACACAGACCCAGTACAAGCTGTTGAGCCAGTTCGTGATCAAGGACTGGGCCGGCGTGCAGGACGCAGACGGAAACCCGCTGCCGTACAGCCCCGAAGTAGGCGAGCAGATGCTCGATGCCAACGTCGGCTTCTTCATGTTCGTTCTGCGCGAGGCGTCGGCATCGGCACTGGAGGCGCAGCAGGCCCTGGCTGAGACCGTGGGAAAGTCGTTGCCCGCTTCGAGTGGGAAAAAGAGTGGGGCGGCGAGGCAGAAAAACGCCGACTGATCTATCAGCGGCTGAGAATGGCGGTCCCGGATGAGCCGGAAACGGACCCGATGACCAACTACCTACTAAGCACGTTCCGCAACATAACCCGCGGGCGCCGGTTCATCGCAACGATGGCCGGTGCCTTCCCGTTGCCGCTGTCAGCCAGGGAAATATCGGATTGGCTGGAGGCGCACCCGCCAGCCATGCCGCGCGCAGAGATTGACGAGGTTGTTTTCACGCTCGATGCACTGTGCCTGGAAACCGAGGAAGACTGACTGCGAGGCCCTGGATGATGCTAAATTAGCGGCATCACCAGGGAGGTTTATCCATGTCCGATTATTCCAACACGCTTGTGCTCATCGTGTTTTTCGTCTGTGTTGCGGTTTATTTTCTGCCGTCGCTCATTGCGAGCACTCGCCTGCACCCAAACTTAAATCCCATCATTCTGCTCAACGTCTTTTTGGGCTGGACCTTGATAGGCTGGGTCG